CAATGTCATTTTGATTACTGGATTCCATATACCGTTGCAAATGCGGGATATATGGTAACATTTGTAAAACAAGATATCGCATTCCACAAAATACATGATGTACAGTACAACAATGATATGTGGCTAAAAACCGGAAGGCTATTGTTGTGGATAGCAGGACTATATCAATTTAGCGATACCAAAGACATTGGAAGGATGTCGGAATATGTTTACAATTTCATTTATAACGCATCAACAACCGAACAAATATGATAGACATATTCTACAAATCGTACTCAAAGGATTTTAAATGGCTTGAATTCTCTTTGAAATCACTTTCTAAATTTGTTTCTGTATATAATGAAATCCATATTGTTATTCCTGAAAAAGACAAGTACTTATTTGATTCGATTAAACTGCCTGAAAGAACCATAGTTCATTTGGTAAACGAGTACGGTAACGGCTATTTATACCAGCAATTTTGCAAGATTACGGCGCATAAGCATTGTTCTGCGGAATTTATCTTATTCGCTGATTCAGATTGCATATTTGATAAGCCTACCGATCTAAACGATATGATCGTTGAAGGTAAGCCGGAAATACTTTATACCGAGTATTCTAAAGTTGGAGATGCAATTTGCTGGAAAGAATGCACTGATCGTTTTATGAATGCCCCACAGGAATATGAGTTTATGAGGAGGTTGCCGCTTATATATCATCGTAGCACCTTGGAATTGATTTCAGCTATGCCAATAAACCTTGAGCAATATATAATGAACTCGGAACGATTTTCCGAATTTAACATTATGGGAGCATACGCTTTCCGACACCAAAGAGAACAATACAACTTCATAAATACGGATAATTGGACATATGCTCCACCAATATCCACTCAACTATGGAGCCATGCAAAAGAAAACGGAAGCGATCTTGAAAGGCAAGAGTACTTAAAGGCCAGAGAAGTGATAAAAAACGCTTTGGGAGAAACCATTTAATGGGTGCATTTAAGGTATTATATCATTTGGGGCTTGGTGATGCTATTGTTTGCCAGCCTATAATTAGCAAGCTCAGCAAGGAACATGGCATTGTCAGGATTCCCTGCTGGCAGCACAACCTTAAAAGCGTAACCGATATATTTTCAGAGTGTCCGAATGTCGATATTTACCCCTTCAAATCTGAATATGAAATGATTCACTGGGGCACTGATGCAGATCTTAAGCTAGGCTATTATTCGGGTAAAGATAGACCACAGGGAGATTTTATATCATGGTTTTATGCTCAGTCGGATATGGATTTGAGAGAGCGAAATTCTCACTGCCTTATTCGAAGACGTTTTGTTTCAACAACGATATCGAGATCAAATTTTATTCACGATGACAAGAAAAGGGGGTTTTGTATAAAACCCGAATACAATCCGCTTAAAAAAGAGGCGTTACAAACCAATTCTATTTTGGATTATTGTAAAGAAATACTGGAGGCAAAGGAAGTACATTGCATAGACTCTTCTTTCCTACACCTATCGGACTGCCTAAATCCAAATGGAAAGCTTCATTATCACAAATACGCCAGGCCGGGTTCTGAAGAATACACAAGCCTGCGAAATAATTGGAACGTAATTAAATAATAATCCATGAAAATAACAAATGAAGGATTCGCAATAGTTGAAAGAGATACTCATATAGGTAAATGGGTAGAAGAAAACAGGAGACTTGATTTTGACCAAAACGCGCTTCCGGTGATCCTGCCGCACTTTAAAAAGGATGGAACTATTATAAATGTAGGTGCTAATATTGGAGCTTATGCCTACGCTTTCCGGTATTTAGCTAATGAGATTATTTGCTTTGAGCCAAACCCAGAGGCGTATGAATGCTTGGTACATAATCTTTCCAGGTACAACAATTTCTTTCTTTATCCCTATGCTGTATCAAATAAAAAAACTGGGTATTCGGTAAAATGTGATAATGACAATATCGGCATGGCCCATATTGAATTGGCGGAAGATTCAACAAACGAAACTGTTGTCCTAGATGGTTTAACGCACTTAAAAGACCTTTCAATGATCCTAATGGATTGCGAGGGATTTGAGTTGGAAGTTTTGCAGGGGTCCCAAGGGATTATATCCAAATTCAAACCTATACTTGTAATAGAAATAAATAACGCAACCCTATCTCGCAATAATAAAACCCCAAACGACATATATAAATGGCTGGAAGACGCCGGGTATCGCTATCGAAACATATACAAAGAGCAAGACCTTTCTGGGGATCAGCTGGATATTATTTGCTTCCCAATCAATTAAAATTTACATCCTGTATTGCTGACTGCATCCTTTTCAATTTAACCTTTTCTGATTGAAGCAAAATAAATATCCGAGTAAGTAAATACGACTGCTTTGCGGCCTTTTCGTTTGTCTTTGCTTCGTATGCACCAATTCGGACTAACCTGCCCTGTAAAATGGCGGCACGGGACAGGGATTTACTATACTCATCTTTGGTTGTCATTAAATCAATTTTAGTTCATGCCGACAGCTGTATCCATTTGGTGGATTTTGAAAATGGGCTAAAATAAAAACCTTACCCCAAAGAACTTTATAAACTAAGGTGCTTCTATCTGCCTCATCAAAACTATATTGTTTACGAATAAATTTCAATGCGGATTTTTGCAATAAAGACGTTCTGGTGGGCTTCTTTATGTCAAAATGGTAAAAATAGTCATGGCCTTTCAATTCGATATTGTATTTACACATTAATAACCTCCGATTCTTTTTTAATTGTTAGCTCTTCTCCGGTATTAAAATAATGCAGGTTCTGGAGCTCGTGAACAAAATATATTTGTTTAAAATGTGCAATTTCGCAGCAATGGATATCACCATAATAAAAAATGGATCCTTCTATTCTAACATTTGGCTCTACATCAAGCCGTACATATTTTATGTTAGATGGGTTTGGTGCAGAAAAGACAGTTTCAGCACCAGGCCACGCTGCCTTAAAGCCGATATTATTAAGCAAATCTGCTGTTAATGGAATTGCGTTAAACAATAGCGGATGTGAAACACACATCTTTATATGATCTGCATTGATCTCCATTTCAACCCCCCTATCTGGTGATCCATTTGTTCCATAAATAGAAATCCAATTTCCTATACGTAATTCGTTTGCTTTCATTACGCTAAGATAAACTATTTCGACTTATTAATAAAACAGGAATACGTAATAATGTAACAAGTTATTGACGGTATTTTTGAGGTATGAAAAAGAAGAAAAAACCTAAATACCAGGATCGCATTGGCATTAAAGCTTGTGGCGGCAAAAAGTGCGGCTCTAATTGGGCTGGTGCTACGGAGGGTAAAACTCTTATCAAGATCGCCGCTTAATGGATGTTAATAAGGCCGTATTAAAGGCCAAAGAAGCAAATAAAAAACTTGTCGGAATTGGTGGTACAAAAGACAAAACGTACAGCCCTCACGACCTTTATTTGCCATCCAAAGAACTAGCAGAACACCTTAGCTATCACGCTACAAAAGGCATCTTCCCAGAAAAGCTTTTTCATCACCGATCACCCACCCAAACACAGCAAGAATACGACTATATTAAAAACAACTACAAGCAATACACCCTACCAGTATTTGTTGATTTCGTAAATACTGTTGGGAGGATATTTGCTGACAACAACTGGAGCATCGAATACCCAAAAGAAAAAGAAGGAGACGACTTTAAAACCTACACAGAGACTAAGATACCGGTATTCGGCAGCGTAGAAAACTATGTAAAATTTGTATTGCTTCCAAATAAACTAATTGACGCAAATGGATTTGTAGCCGTTCGTCCAAAAGAGCTTCCTACAAAAGAAGAAGAAGGCGTTTTGGTAATTGATGGAAGTAAAAAATACGAGCCTATCCCCTATTTCTATCCATCAAAAAACGTAATAGACTATGAACTTGATGAGTACTACCTTTTCCTGAGCGCGGAAAAATCAAATGTAACAGTAGGGCAGCGTACCGAAAATACCGGATCAGTATATGAGTTTTACTCCAAAGAAGGTATGTTTTTTATTGTTCAGAAAGGAAGAAAATCGGACAATGATTTTGACATTAAAGAATGGATATCCTATGAGTCTATTCCGGTTGTTCAAATGAAAGGGATTCCGCAGCTTGTTGGTGAGGATATTCTATGGCAGTCCCAATTTACTTTTGCTGTGGATCTTCTGGATTCAGTAGTGATAAATAAAAATTGGCTAGATGCGTCTATTGCTAAATGTGTTTTCCCTATCCCTGTTATGTACGGAACTCCTTGTGAGTTCCAGGAAGAGGGCGGAGGAAACTGTATTGACGGTATAATTTCATTTGGAGGGGTGCAGAAAACATGCAGTAAGTGCCACGGGTCAGGACTTAGGAACCGACTTGGCCCATTAAATACAATCCTACTTCGCCCACCCAGCAAGCACGGAGATGGTGATGCTGGACTTACCCAGGATCCGTTAAAATTTGTATCTCCTGACACAAAAACATTGGAGTTTATTTCCGATAAGGCAGATAATGACGAGGATAAAGCAAGGAAGATATTACACCTGCAAACCAGCAACACCCAAGTTAAAGGAACGGATAATTTAACCGCTACCGGAATGGTGATCGATACAAAAACAATGTATGCGTTCATAAAGCCGATTTCAGATCAAATATTTTCAATTTTTGAGTTCATCCTAAATAAAATAGGAGAACAACGGGATGAAAATTTTGAGCCAGTGGTGATACACTATCCTAAAACATTTGACTTTAAAACACCAGAGGACTACTTAACGGAAATTTCTAGTGCGATTAAAAACAACATGCCGCCTTCATTCATTCAGTATGTTTTGATGAAATATATTGATTCTATCTATGGAGACAGCCCTAAGACAGTTAAAATATTTTCAATCATCACTGAGGCTGATAGACTTTTTGGCCTGTCCCAAGAACAGATTGATATGAAACTAGCAAAGGGAACCGCAGGGAAATGGGAGGACATACTTCACAATTCAGCCGTTAACTTCATCACAACATCAATACAGGCTGATCCTAAATTTTTGGATAAAGATCTACAAAGTCAAGTTAAAATCTTACAGGATATGGCGAAGAAAAAGGAGGCCGAGCTAGGCGCTTCAACTGCCAATTCTATCTATGATTCAACCCTAGGGGGGGGGTAGATACTCCTATCGATGTGGAGGCGGAAGCCAAAGCAAAATTAAAAGGAACCGTTGGAGGAGTTCAGGGGGTGCTACAAATTCAAGCCTCTGTGTCCGCCGGAATAACCGACTACAATGCAGCGATTACATTACTATACGAAATATATGGATTCGATGAGCCAACAGCAAAACGGATCCTTGGGACACCAAAAAAGATAAAGGCTCCGAATGACGTTCAACCAGCTGCTTGACAAAAAAAATAAAAGACTAAAGGATGTTCCAAAGTCCCTTCAAAAGGTTTTGGAGGCCCAGCAGCCAGGCATACTAAATGATATAAACTCTCTTCTATCAAGCCTTGAACTTAGTGGGGATAGCATTAAAATTAATGCAAAAAACCTTAAGCTAATTTCACAAATAGCAGATGATTTAAGAGGCGTTGTTTTAAACGACGAATATCTATCAGCAGTAAAAGAGTTCGCAAAGGAGTTTAATTCTCAGGCTCTTTTAAACGACCAGCTGATCGAAACAACTTTTAAGGACGTACAGATCCCTGACCTGTCAAAAGTATATGTTGAAACAGCAAAAAAAGGTGCCATTGAATCATTGGTTGGCGCCCCTATTGATACCGAATTTATAAAGCCTATTCAGGGGATACTTGAAAATGCAGTAACAAGCGGGGCTACATATTCAGAAACCCTTACATCAATTAGGAATTTTGTAGAGGGCGAAGGAGACAAAGAAGCAAAGTTGCTTCGGTATGCAAAACAGATCACTAATGATGCTTTTGCAATATCCGACAGGTCATATACAAACATTGTTTCTGAGGCACTAGGAGCTGAATGGTACTACTACTCCGGTGGCGAGTTTTCAACAACCAGGTGCTTTTGTGACGAAAGGCTTGGAAAGTTTTTCCACTACAAAGAAATAGAAAGCTGGGGTCGTGGTGAGAACCTTGGAAAGTGTGACATAGGTGGTGGAAAATGGGCAGGAGAAATAGATGGGACAAATGAGCAAACCATATTCAACTTCGCAGGTGGATATAATTGCCAGCATTCATTTATGATTGTTTCTGAGGCAGTAGTGCCAGAAGAAGATATCCAAAGGGCAATAAGCATGGGATTTATAGAAGCATAACCAACAAATAAAATCAATGAACACAAAAGAAGAACAGCAAGACATCCGGGTAATTAATGAAAAAGGCGAGATTAAGTATTTCTCTCATTTCATGGTACACCAAACATCAATTATGAAAACGGGAGTATGGAAGATCCACCAAGCCGAAAAGCCTAAAGTAGAAGCACCAACTAAAAACGAAAATAAAGCGTAGGTAAAGGCCGGACCTATAACCCGGTCAAAATTAAAAACAAGTAAAATGGAATTAAAAGACATTTTGGAGTACGTTGGCTTTGATGCTGACAAAGTAAAAACATTCGATGAGTTTAAGGCTCAATTCGATAAATCTTTTGTAAAAGGAACCGCACTAAGCGAGGATCACGAGTTTGTTAAGCCAATCCTTGGCAAGTTCTTTAACATGCAGGAAAATGAGCTTAAAAAGCTTGCAAAGGTTTACGAAATCGAACTAGACAACGATGAGTTCAAAGGACTAAAAAAAGTATCCGAAAAAGTAGACTACGTTTTGAAGAAAAAAGCGGAGTTGTCTTCTGCTAAAATAAAAGAGCTGGAGGAAAAAGTAAACCTGGGAGGCGATCAAAAACTTGCCGAAGCCATGGAAAACCATAAAAAGCTGGAGGCAAAATACAATGATACAAAAGGCCTGCTGGATGGTGTTAAAAAAGAATACGAAAGCTTCAAAACCGAATCCGCTAACCAGATGAAGGGAATTAAGCTATCCACGCACAAAGAAGAGGCTATGAAGAAAGTAAAGTTTCTTCCCACTATTTCAGAGCTTCAAAGAGAGGGATACCAATCCATTGTAAATAAAAAATACAAGTTTGACCTGGATGAAACTGGGAACTTCTTCGTAACGGATTCCGAAGGCAAAAGGATCCCTAACCCAAAGAAGGCGGGAGAGTTTAAGCTTCCCGAAGAAGTGTTGACAGAAGAAGCGACAGCAGCCGGGTTAATTCAACAGAACAAAGACGGAGGAAAACCTGCCACGGTTTTTACTCCACAGAGCCAAACGCAAACACAGGTACAGCCAGCAAATGAAAGAAGGGTTGCTGCCCGTTTGGAATAATATCACCACGAAATCAACGCCCCGACTTATTAATAAAACAAGAATTGGGGCGTTGATTTTATTTTAACAATGTAATATTGCATCAACAACGCAATTACTTTTTACCGTAGCCCACCTTTGCTTAATAGGTTTTTTGTAGGCACTCCGCCTTGAATGGAATATCGATTCAAAAAACTTTAAATCTATTATCAAATGAGTTATATCAGTAATGATTACATCCAGTGCGAAACCATTCAGGAAAGATTGGATAACGCATTTTTAACCTGCGCCACTCCATACGAGGCAATACCGGCTCTTGAAGCAATTTTGCAAACACAAAAAGCTGCCGGAATTAAACAAATGGTATCCGATGGCAATGGCAAAGTAAAAAACGTAAAGGTAATTTATACCCCAAGACTTCTTGAAAGCTCAGTAGAACTTAAATCTGGAGCAAGAGGGTGTACAACTACAAACGAGACATTCA